TCCACTTTTTAGGGGAAAAGTGGACTAAATTTCATTACTGTTATTTTTTACCGACTATCTTGTAAATAGACGTTTTACCAAGGCCATACTTGCTCATCATATCCTCCAGGTTTCGGCCATTGAATTCGCGACGAATTGCTTCATTGCGCTGCGCGACATCTGGACGTGGGGTTTTTGCAATATAGATCTCCTGGCCACTAAACCTTTTCTTTAAACCATTCACTATGGGCTCAGCCAATGTAGCTGCATACTGTTCATGGAATCCAATCTCCTCACGCAAGATGGCCGTAATTTCAAAACGCAGGCTTACTGCATCATCATCATTGTTTATTTTGATGGTCATCTTCTATTCATCCAATCATCGCTGGCAAATTTATTCGGTTGTTTTACTGCTGCAACAGGAGCCGCTGCCGGCTGTCTTATAGCTTTTTTAGGTTTAGTTTCAACTACGGTTGGCGCCACTTCTATATCAAACATATCATTTACTACCGGCTGCACTTTGGCTTCCAGATCAGCCCAGAATCGCTCTGTCTTTTTGTGCAGGTCAAAGTGAATTTCAAGCCATATTGCATAGACGGTACAATCAAGTGCCTCAACACGCTTACGTGTAGCTACCCATGCTGATTCCTCAGCTCCGCGTGCATTGCGACGAGTGGTTCTTTTTTCACCGGTGATCTGTTTAAAGAATTCATCTGATAACTCATGTGAGAAATGGACATAGCCGGGCCCAGGCTTAGTTATCTGTAAGCGGTTATAAAACATATCCTTTGCATGGTTTGTACCCACCCACCATAGAATGCCGCCTTGTTTTGATACCTTGCCGCGCCAGTCAATATCTACTTTTGAAGCGCCATCCTTGATGTGTTTTTCACGCCCGTTTCTACCGGCAATGGCATGAACACGGCGGCGCTGATGCTTGCTGCAGAAGTTATACACTGCATGTGTGTTGTGACCGCGTGAGTCGACCGCAGTCGCGTATATTTTCACCTGATTACCGCTGGCATGCTGGAATTGAGTTTCAAACAGGAATTCTTCAAGATCGTCCCAAACCTCATCCTGGGATGGGTTACCAAAGAATATGCGGTGTGCAATTACCCACATTTGACCGCCGCGGCCATAACCCCAAACCACACACTCAAGCCGGTTATCCTGCGTATCAACACCAGCAAGCAACAGCAAGCACCCCATAGGCAGTCGTTCAAGCGGGTATGGTTCTGCCCTGGATTTAATTTCGTCTGAGTCTGTTTTATCTACGTCCTGAGCCCAATAATCACCGCGTGTAGTGTTGGTGAAGGTCTGCATCTTTTCAGACTTGCCCTCCATCATCTCCTGATGCGCTTCAAGAAACTCACGCACGATACCGGCCCATGAAACATTAGGGCTATAGGCAGACCAGACATGCACGGCAACATGGCGTGGCGCGCGGATAATATTGTCTTCGATGTCACGAAACACACCATTGAAATCAGAAGTGATGCCTGATTCAGATTCGTAACGTCCCTGATCAGCAATTGATAGGTATTCGGCCTGAGTGATTAATGCCCCGCAATGCGGGCATAAATGACGGACGCTTTCATAATCACCTTCATTCCACTTGAAGCCATGCGGCTCATCTTTACCGCCCCAGCTGATTGCATGGTAATCGCCGCAATGTGGACAAGGCACGCGATAAGTCATGAATACATCGGCATTACGTTCACGTTTCTGGATATTACTGAAGCCGTCCAGTTTTGGCGTGGTGCCAAATATCATTTTTGGGAAAGTCGCACCTTCAACACGCTTACCTGCCAGATCTCCGGCGTCGCCTTCTTTTTCGATATTACTGTCGAATGCATCGTATTCATCCAGGTAACCGGTATCAACCGAAATCCTGCGATAGTTTTTAGCGGCCTTGCCCCCACGCAGATGACACATGCTGCCTTTGAATTTTTTTTGCTGCAGCGTGTTGTCTTTATCGCGCGCATTGGTACTAGATATCACTTGCGACATTGCATCAACATCACGCAGCATGGGATCAAGCTCTGTCTTTACAAACTCATCCCGGTCATCATCTGTCGGCTGCCACAATGCCTGGTTGCGTCGTTTGTGATGCGCGGTATATCCAATACATGCCAGAATGCACTTTGTGTAGCCTACACGTGCAGATTTTCGCCAGTTGATCTCTTCAATATCATCATTAGACATCCAGGATAAAATCGCACGCTGAAACGGCCAAGCCTTCCATTTCTGTTCAACATAGCTGGACTCTTTTGATAGATAGAAATGCTTTTCAGCCCACTGATCCAAAGTAAGTGGTTCAGGCACACCAAAGGCCTGCATGCCAAGCATCAGGCTTCGCTCAATATTGCCTATATCAAAAACATTACTGTCTATTGCGCCCATTTGTTATTTCTCTTTGCTCAATATTTTTTCATGTGCCGCTTGCGCTTATTTATACCTGGCAAACTTACCTAGACTATTCTCAGGTGATAACTGCCATAACTGAAAAATCCACTTACCATTAATCATTGCTTTACTGATTGAATAATTACCTTTACGCACCGCATAAGCGCCCCACTGCTCCCACATTACTCAAAATCACCTGAAACAATGTCTTCATCAGCAATAGTTACATTGTCGTTGATGTCATTTAGAGACATCGATGCAACTTCATTTCTTACAATAGAAATTTCACTGTCAATTAAATCAATAGCCTCTGAAGGTAAAGATGGGAAACGACGTTTAACTCTTCCAGGTATAGAATCAAACTTACCGTTGATACGTGCAGCTGCTTTCGCTAAAACTTCTTCCAGCAAGTCAACTGGTGCAAGCTGATTGCGGGTTATCGCATTTTGAAACGCAACTTTATCAGCCTGCTCTTTGGCCAATCGAGCGCGTTCACTTACCAGGTCAAGACTTCCATCAGATCCAGCACGACCGGCAGCCTGCTCTCTAAGATGCGAGCAATATGCAATCAGCCAATTACTAGCAATATCTCCGTCAGTTAAAATTCCACGCTTGATCAAATCACTAACAGCAGGCTGAGAAATGCCAACAATCTCACCGAAAACCTTTTGAGTTACGGCAATTTGCAAACTGCTTAACATATCTAAGTTACTGTTTTGTATGATATAACCCCTTTATAAAAACCCTGTGACTAGAGAAAACATGAGCCTCTCATTACCCTTACAGCTTACTTCTGGGAGTACCTTCACTTTTCAACCCACATAGCAAAGCGTATCAATCCATAACCAACCACAACAACAAGAAATCCTGCAGCAAGGAACGGTGTTGAGATAAACGATTTAATCATCTTGTTCATCGTGCAGTCCGCACGGCGTAAGCCCATGACTCTTTAAAGTTAACGGCAAAGTCTGATCGTGCTTTGCTTGCAAATTTATCGATGTCGAAGTGCTTACTGTAGTTGGCGCGTTTAACAAACATCAGAATGGGTCGTATGTCTGAACCATGCGTGCCGGTCTTAGCCCAGATACCACGATGTAGGTGATCTGCACCACTGGCATAGAAGTAAACAACACCATTGATTTTGACGTACTTGCTTTGACGTTTGCCTTTGGAGTTCTTATCGGTACGCTTGGCAAGCTTTGCTCTTGTCTCAGCTGTGCTGTTGGCCTTGTAACCCTGCTCACCAAAGCCACCGAAGTATGAGATTAATTTAACAATCAACGATGCTGGTACGTTGCCGTACTGATTCAACTCATTGAGTTCTGACGCTGGTACGATATCTTCGTTGAAACCAAGCATGCCAAGCTTACGGAATGCCAACTCATAGCGTGCCAGCCTTGATTGGCCGCCGCTGAAGTGATGGCCAAGAACATCGGCAGGACTATTGCCGCCCGACTTGGAAAGCATGCCCTGGTCTTTAACACCGAACGCTGCTATCAGGTCACGCTTATTGGCGCTTGAGTTAAATACAGAATTCATGGTGTAGCGTGTTGGCTGGTCAAATACGCTTAGAAACTTTGCACGCATATCATCAGCGCCTTGCTTTGCTGTTTTGGTCAAAGCAACAGCAGCTGCAAACGGCACCTGTTTAGAAAACCTATCAACAAATCCAATTGTTTGATTGATGTCTGATTTAAAGCTGATCTGCATGATTAGGCTGCTTTCTGGTTATTCATGGTCAATTGATTTTTTAAGCGCTGCCGGTAGTCATTCATGCTTTCCCCAGCGCGGGCTTCAATACCAACCTCACGGCCTTTAGCAATCGTCCCTTCATCGGTCATCAGCCAGCTGTTGTCTGTCTTTGGTTTCAACTCATTGCGAATGATTGCATCCAGGTAACCAGCTGCTATCTTCTCAGGCCACGGCTTGTTTTTCCTTGCAAGCTGTACGCATTGCTCAATGAAATCAAATGGGATGTTTTCAGAAACCCACCTGCACAGTATTGGGTTGATGCTGGTAACAGCCACGTTTAATTTAATCAAACGACACGCAAGCAATCCTTCAGGCCTCGGTGCTTGATTTTCAGGTGATGCTTCTCGCGCATGCGGTGATGTTTCTTGATGGTTGTATTTGGTTAATGACGGTTGGTGTGACATAGCTGTGTCACCCTTTATTACCTCCGGTGTCACCCTTTCTGTTAAATTTGTCACCCTTTCTGCTTCAGATGTCACCATTTTTTCTTCTTTCACAAAGGGTGACAAATTGTCACCCTTTATCCAATCAGGATTAATGCAGTACTCGTTTGCAATACCTCTACCTGAATTGCCATTTTTAACCTTGATCAGCCAGCCTATTTTTACAAACTTTTGCATCAGTCTAATCACCGTGCGTTCACTGATCATGGTCTTATGTGCAAGGCGTTCATTGCCAGGATAAATATTGGATCCGTCATCGTGGGCATGATCAGCAATTGCCAGAGCAAGTACGCGCTCATTCCCGCCATAAGGGAATCGTTCAAACACCAAACTCATCATTTTTACCGACATTTTTACTAACCTTCCACATCAAATATTCAATTTTTTCGCGGAAATGCGCCGCGCAATTTCCGTTTTTTTTACCTAATTAGCTGCTGTAAAAGTTCTCAAACCGCATCAGGTGGGGCACAAACGTCGTACGAACAGAGCCAATGGGGCCATTCCGCTGCTTTGCAACGATGATCTCAGCCGTGCCCTTATCAGGTGTATCCGGGTGATAAACTTCATCACGATAGATAAAGAAAATATTGTCAGCATCCTGTTCAAGCCCACCGCTATCACGCAGATCACTCATTACCGGACGCTTATTCGGTCGCTGCTCAAGCCCACGATTCAACTGAGATAGCAGAATAATCGGCAGATGCAGTTCTTTGGCCAACAGCTTCAATGCGCGCGAAATATCACCAATCTCATTACTCCTGGTATCGTTACCGGATAGCGCAATCAGCTGCACATAGTCGATCACAATCAGATGCAGCTCACCCTTTAACTCTCTATACAAACGCCTTGCACGCGCTCGTATATCGTTCACATTCAGCGTGCTTTCTTCATCCAGATAAATGCCCTTATCTTTAAGGTCATGCACGGCCTTGGTAATTAAAGACCATTCATCATCATTCACCCGACCAATACTCACGCGCTGAGCTGGCAACCTTGCCACGCTGGAAAGCAAACGCATACCCAGCTGGTTATTAATCATTTCAAGGCTGAATACAGCAGCATTCTTGCCCTGCTTTAACGCACAATTTTCAACGATGTTTAATGCTAGAGAGGTCTTACCCATACTTGGGCGCGCGGCAATAATATTTAACTCACCAGGCTGCATGCCTGTGGTTTTTGTGTCCAGATCATCCAGACCAGTACGAAGGCCGGTCACGTCATCCTTACTTTCGCGCATGTACATTTCGTCGATCTTATCGATCACCGACGACATCACCTGGTTGATGTGCTGCATGGTGTTGTTAGATCGGTTTAATGTTTCACCAACCGTCATCCACCGGCTTTGTGCAAAGTCCAATAAATCCTTGGCTGACATGCCATTGCGTTTATTGATTTTTTCGGAAATTTCCGCGGAAATTGCGCTCATTTTGCGCATTAATGAATAGTCGCGGACAATCTCCGCATAACGCATGATGTTCGCAGCGCTTGGAGTATTCTGAATGATGTTAACCAGGTAGGTAATGCCGCCCGCATCTTCCAGCAGTTTGTGACTATCCAGGAACTCACCAACCGTCACCACATCCACAGGCTTTGAAGCATCCAGCAGATGACTGATTGCACGGAAAATCATGCGGTGTTCACGCGGATAAAAGTCATACTCAGTGATAACACCGACAATCCTGTCATACGCGGTATTGTCGATAAAAATACCGCCCAGCACACTCTGTTCAGCATCCTCGCTGTATAGAGGCTTAATTTCAGATGTTGACTGATCGTGAATATCAACCATAACGATTAATCAACTTTCATATCGCCGATGCGTGCAACAATCGCCGCAAATCGAGCCTGTACATCAGCAGCCTCGCTTTTAATGCGTTCAAATTCTTTGCTGGTGATTTTTCCATCAGCCCAGCTTTGCTGAAACGCCTGAGTAAAATCAGCCATTTCATTGATAATATCCATGAAGCCATCCAGCAATGACATATCGCCATACTCAGGAACTTCAGGAAGCGGAATAGCAACATGATTCAACTCAAATGCCATTGCATGTAATATGCGAGGATCTTTGGCAATGCGCTGTATTTTCACACTACGGCTTAACCCAAGCACATGTGTATCCACATTCGGATCAATCTGCTTGTTTAAAACATTTGGGCTCACATCACCAAGCCGCTGTGCCATGGCATGAGTACCGCCAGGGAAATCATGCACCGTGTGATACGCTGCATCCAAAACATTCGTATTCGCTACCATAATTACCTCCACAATAAAACGGCTAAATCACTGCAAAAAAGCCGTGTTTTTATTTTTTAAATCCCCACATACTTCAGCCATCAACACAACAAATGGCGAGATAAAAATGCAAACGCAGCACCAACCAGGAAAAAAAGATACCCGCAACCGGAGACCGGCTACTGGTATTAAGGTTGGAGGACATGCATCCAGTTCTCTGGCATATCCGGCATACAACCATACCGGCGCGGCGGGAAAAGGTGGAGATTCCAAGCATGCTAGAATCTAAGCTCTCAAACAAAAATCTAGTGTTAATCACGAAAGGAATCTCCATGGAAAAATCATCCGGCCAAATAACAGTCAGAGCCACCGGAATGGCTTGGTACCGTCTCGAAGATTACAGCGCCATCCTCAGGATCATGACCGACAGCGCGAAGCTCCCCAGAACATTCCACGAATGGCTCATGAAAGCCGAGAAGGGAGAGAAGAGCCTGAGAAGAGACGGCCATATCGTGATGCGCGTGATCATCGATCCCAAATCGTTTCCCGATTGGTGCAAGTCTCGCGGCCTGAATATCGACGCCCAGGCAAGAATACAGTTCGCCAACCTTGCCGTGAAAGAAGCTTACGGCACAACACACTGAGTATTGGTTACGCATTTAAACCCCCAAGAAATCTCAAGAAAGGCAGCCCCATGGCCACTGACGAACGCATAGCAGCATTAGAAGAACGATTGGAGCAGCTAGTAGATGCACATAGAACCTTAGCCGCCAGGCACGAAGGCTTAATGATGAGCTGCAGATCATTGCTGCCGCTCATACAGATCGACCAATCGACAAAACAAAGATTAATGACCGGGGCCTACGATGCATTGACCATGCACATGGACGCCGCAAATTTCGATGATGAATTTCAAAAATGCGCACGCACGGCAATTGATGAAGTTTTCTCAACGATTTAGGCTTGCGAGGGATATAAACACCATGACCGGAAAAATAATTGTAGATAGCACCGATATTCATGCGGCTTTATCCTCACACAACTCAGGCCAGATTAATTGCCAATCATCAGGTCGAAGGTCTTTTCTTGAAACATCTCCACTGGTAGCCATCTCAATGGCAAAACACTTTTCAATTGGTACGGGCCTGAAATCTTTATCCGCTTTATCTTTAGCCCACCGGCATACATCTGGAGCATGCGCTCCAATTGATTTTGCCAATAAAGATGTGTTTCCACGCTTCTTTAGAAGATATTTTTTAAGTTCCATAGATTCATATTAGCTAATCGCTAATCACACGTCAATAGCTTTTAGCTAATTAACATTATTAGCGAATTGCTATTAAATGGAGAAATGATGAAAAACATAGATGAAATTCGTAGAAACAGGCTTGAGGATTTAGTTAATGAAACAAAAACTAAATCATTAGAAGAGGTTGCGGAAATCGCAGGGACATCATCCGCCTATTTAAGTCAAATAAGAAATCAACTACCAGACTCAAAAACTGGAATTGCCAAGAAAATGGGCAATAAGGTCGCTGAAAAACTAAGATTAGCATTTAATAAACCCGCAGGATGGATGGACGCAGATCACCAACCTAAATCATTAATTGATTACAACGTAATAGATACTCAAGCAACAATAAAAAGATGTCCTTTAATATCGTGGGTACGAGCTGGGGAGTTATGTGACGTGGGGCATGTTTATAGTACTGAGGATGCAGAGGAATGGCTGATTTGTGGCACTCCGCATGGCAATAGAACTTTCGCACTGAGGGTTGTTGGCGATTCAATGTCACCAGAATACCAGGAAGGATGGCATATATTTGTAGATCCAGATGTACAGGCACAACATAATGATGACGTTATCGTCCGCGATGAAACAGGTAATGCCACTTTTAAACGATTACAAATCACGCCTGAAGGTAACTTTTTATTAGCCCTAAATCCGGATTATCCGAATAGGATAATAAAAGTTCCTGGCAGCAGTACAATTTGTGGAGTTGTTATTTATTCAGGACGAAAAAGAAGATGATATTCATTAAAACCATTGTACTTATATTGATATTAAGCACTTTTTCCGCATGCACCCCACATACAATCGGTGGCGTGCGAGATTTAGGCCCATCAAAATCCGCCTCTTTTGAGGCTCCAGAAAATTATCTAAGTTTGTACAAGAAAATATTTGAACAAACCAAACAATGTAGCGATGGCTGGATGGTAACCGCACAAATGGTTACCGAGGGGAATGTGGATCCAGACAAAAAAATCGGGACAATTGCAGTATCTCTTCGCGGTGGTCTTGGTACTAATTATTACCAGGTAATCGATGTTAAAGAAATCAGTGAAAACAAATCCAATGTAACTGCATTTTATTCAATCGGATCTCCAGAAGGTCACTCCAAGTTACTTAAAAAATGGGCACTGGATGATTACAGAAACTGCTCTTTATAAGAACAAATACAGGCACCATCATTCAGGAACATCTCAGCCAAGCTGAAATTAAAACTAACTGCTCACCTAAACCGCCATTCGGCGGTTTTTTTTACGCCTAATTTTCACAACATATATGGTACTTATTAAAATATTAGCGATAAGCTATTGACATAATATTAGCTAATCGCTAATCTATTTCAAAGCGCCACCTAAACCAAGTTAGGGAGTTTTGAAAAATGCCACACAAACTGATCTGCAGCGAGCATTCAACAGAGCAAAACTAGCCAGTTTTGGTTACACGCTTGAAAGCGCATTGGCTAATAAAGGCCTTGCGATTTGTTTAAACCGGCTGGCAAACAACTACGCAAAGCGTAGACCAGCCCCAGTAGCAAAAAACTACTGGTACAACAATATTTAAGGTTGATGCCATGCAAACAGAACACAAAGCAGCACTACTAGACCTATTTGTCACCGTTCCGGAGACAGAACTGCCCAATGGCACCGTAGTGCCATCGTTTCAGGTAGGCGCATACCATTGCAGTAAAAACAATGACGGTACGCTTGTTATTGACCAGGCCAACAAACCTTGGCGCAACATTAACTACCATGACGCACGCGCTGAATGCGCTGGGGCTGGCTATGCACTCATTACCGAGCTGCAATACCTAGCTATTGCCTACCAGATCAGCCAACAGGCTGAAAACTGGACAGGCAATAAAGTAGGCGAAGGTGAAATCTACCGCGGTATTCACAAATGGAAAGTATCAGAAGCGCAAGACGGTCATTATGAAAGCGAAGAGCCAACAGAACGCCGCTGGCATGTGCTATCCAATGGCGAACGTGTGTACGACTTTAGCGGCAACATCTACAGCTGGGTGTTTGATGACGTACAAGGCGATAAAAATGGCGTGATTGCCAAGAAGTTTGCCAAAGACTCCCCTACTGTCACCACAGCGCCATACGAAAGCCGTGAACACGGCATAGGCGATACCAGCATCGGCGGCGGTGATTGGTCTGGCCGTGCGCTCGTCCGGGGCGGCTGCTGGACCTCGGACGACTCTGCCGGCGTGTTCAGTCTCGGCCGCGACTGGCCCGGCCGCGGCAGCGACAGCGTCGGCTTCCGCTGCACCAAGAGTCTCTAGTCACTTGTCACCCATCCAGTCCGATGTGCAACGGCGGGCTGGTTTAATGAAAGGTTCATTATGAACATGCAAACCGAACACAAAGCAGCACTACTAGACCTATTTGTCACCGTTCCGGAGACAGAACTACCTAACGGGACCCTAGTGCCATCATTCCAGGTTGGTCAGTACGCAGCCAGCAAGTCAGGTGACGGAAAAGCGGTTATTACAGCTGACGGTAAGACCTGGACAAGCATAAACTTCAAAAACGCAAAACAAGCATGCCTGGATGCCGGCTACTCACTGATCACAGAAACACAATGGCTGGCCATCGCGCATAACGTGGTGAACGTGGACGCCAACTGGACTAAAGGCAAGGTCGGTGAAGGCAAGCTATTCCGTGGCATCCGTAAAGGTAACGTAACAGAAGCGCAAGCCGGTGACTTTGATCCTGCCGACAAAAAAGAGCGCCGCTGGCTCACCCTGAGCAATGGCGAAAAAATCTGCGATATGAATGGCAATGTCTTTTCATGGGTATTTGACGATATCCATGGTGATGAAAAAGGCGTTATCAATAAGCCATTCGACACAAAAGACCCTTCAATTTCAACAGCACCCTACCCTAGCCTTGAAAAAGGCATGGGGTGGCGACCAGATAGCGGTCGTAATTGGTCTGGCTATGCGCTCCTCCGGGGCGGCTACTGGGGCTCGGGCGACTATGCCGGCGTGTTCTATCTCGACTACGACTGGCCCGGCAACGACGGCTACTACGTTGGCTTCCGCTGCACCAAGAGTCTCTAGTCACTTGTCACCCATCCAGTCCGATGTGACTGATTTTTGTCACCGCGGACTGGTTTAACCGGAGAGTAAAAATGAATCTTCAAATTGCAGAAAACACCGATATTCGCACCGTACAAACCCTTATTAATGAAGCCAAATCACTTGGTTTGCGCGTGGTGCATCACCCTGATCCAAAGCCGCGCAAAGTTGTGAACATCAAAGAAGCGGCTGAGATTCGCCGCATGCAGATGTGTACAAGTCCGGAGGCTGCTTAATCATGAGCATCCATACAAACGACTTTATCTATGACGCGCTGCGTGTCGCTGTAGCAATGCTTTGCATTGTAAGCATCACCTATGCCCTATGTGACCCACTGAGCATTGGAGATTTTAAATGATCAAACTATTAAAACGCATCAAATTAACACGCCATTATTACAAAAATCGTGGCTACAACTTAAAAACAGCATGGGATTTAGCGGGGTGGACACTATGAGTTTTAATCCAGAAAAATTTAATACATCAGAAATTCTCTTAAAGAATTCAACAGTGAGAACTTCTGTATGGATTAAAGATTACACAACAAAAAGAGTTGAGGATAAAGTGTATTCGGTTTTCGTCATTGAAACCGGCTCAGCAAGAATTCAAGAGTACCTATCGGCAATAGATGCTCAGGTGATGATCGATATACTAACCCAGCATATCGAATTCATTAAACAAGCAGAACTTGAACTAATTGCCATTAATTCAAAGGCTGCAGCATGACTACACATGTTACCGTTTCGCTTTCCGACCTAGCAGCACTTGCAGACCTTATCTGTAACCGAGACACGGGAAAGGTGCCGCCAACCACTGAAAACATAGGCGCTTGCCATAATTTAATCATAAAAATGATGGGTGAGCACGCAACCAAACATTATGCGGAAGACGACGGTTCTGAAATGGTTGCAGCATGATCACCGCCCTACTCATTTTTGCCAGCACATTTACCTTGGTATTCGCACTAGGTTTTCAAAGCCTAAACGTGAATAACGGACACTACAAGGCTGCGTTTTTTACCAGCTTTGCTATTGGCTTGGCTAACTTGGTGCTATTCAAAACCGTACCACAGGCAGACACGCTGGACATTGCCGCCTATTTAATTGCGGGCCCGTTTGCAATCACTGCCAGCATGTATTCACATAAAAAGTTGATAAGGCACAAATCAATAGATGCTGAAATTGAAGACGTACTAAGCACAGACCTTTCATACAACCCGGTACCACAAGCCAGAACAATGGCTCAGGTTGTTGCTGACCTTAAGAAAGAAGGCCGCGCATGAGTCGTAAACCTCGCAAAAAATACAAACCAAAGCCATGCGGCAGCACACGCAACATTCGCCTAATTGCAATGAAAGAAGACTTTGAAGAGATTGAAGCCGTTTTTCGTCAGCTTAAAACATGCGAGGCACTTGAGGCCAAAGACCTGAAAAGCGGCGAATGGGTATTAGTCTACAAAAAAGCCGATGGCACTATCTGCTACCTGCTGAAAGTAGCAACAGAGTGGGTTAATTTCTTTGCAGAACTGGCAACGCACTACCTTCCAGACTACAACGACCAACCTATGCGCAAGCTGCTCACCAAGCTACGCATCGGGCAGACAATGGACATGCAAACTGTCTTGGATGCTGAGAAAGTACTGGACGTGCAGCGCAAACTATACCTGATGGCCGATGCAAAAGTGTACAACGCTATCGGCTCAAAAGTAGTGGATGACTTTTATGAACAAAGTGAAAGAGGCCAGGAGTTAGCAGCATGAAAGCAGCAAAAATAAGCACATGTGAAGCCAGGGTAATGCAGGCACTTAGAGCCGGAACAATAAGCCATACGGAGCTTTTGGATAGATTTCCAAGTGGCATCAGAGCATCAAGGCTATTAAAACTTGGTTATGTAGAAAATGATGCAACAGGTTACAAGCTTACGGAGCTAGGCCGTAGCTTTTGCCCATTAAGACGAAATATTGAAAAAGCAGCCTACCTACCTCCAGCTAACTCCGAGGAATTAAAGCCAATCAAACAAAGTGTAATTAAACAAAACAACAAAGTAGCAACCACCATGACTTTTAAAGAGGGTCGTGCTTTCAACACGTTTGAAAAACCAACCATTAAAGCAGAGGCCGATATGCCAGCACATACCAATGTAGCAAAACAGATCCGCGACATTATTACTGAGCACCCAGGCATTGAGCATAAAGAGCTAATAGCCAAAATCACCAACAACTCGACCGATTATGATGAAACTACAAAGGCGGCCAACATGATCACCTACGTGCTCAAGTATGGCGGTTTTACAAAATGCGATGACTTTAAAGTTGGTACGCTGGAAAAATCAAAGCACTACTACACGGATGAAGCCTTTCTGAAGCGCAAATTAAATGCGCAGAGCCACGTGACAAACAACATTCCAACACAGGAACAGCATCACAAAGCCAAAACACCAACCGAAAAGAAAGAAAAACAAATGAATACAAATGCGGTACCGGAACAAATACCACAACAGCCAGTGATCTCAATCACGTTTGCTATCCAACTGCCAGAAATGCCAAACCAGTTAAAACTGGTAGGACTTAAAAAATCCGATCTGGATGATGCGATAGCATCTGGTGATAGCTATACCGTAGATGTAGCAACACTTGATGAAAACGCAGTAAATGCACTGTGCGCTCAGTGGGCAGAAAAGTTCAAGGCGCATGTTCAAGCAAGAAAACTAGCAGCTTAATTCATTTAACCAAGGACAGGAGCAACCATGAACACCGCTACAGACAACACTAAAATAGACAAAAGCAATATTGGCCTATACCCTAAATTCCATGTTATTCGTACCGATGGACAGAGCGCACCGGGCGAAAAGCACGAACACGATGAATACTTTGTGCTCAACCTGAGTACGGACAAACACGCCATTCCTGCGATCAGCGCCTATGCCAAATCATGCGAAAACGAATATCCGCTACTGGCGGCAGATCTGCGCACCATTGTCCGTAACGGACTGCAAGGCAAGGATGAGTTTGTGACAGTGCCTAAAACCACATTGCCAAACGGCACAGTGGTACCGGCATTTAATGTTGGCAAGTACGCCTGCAGCAAGTCAGACATCGACACGGCCATCATCACGGCAGATCGCAAGCCATGGAATTACATCACCTTCCACAAAGCAAAACAGGCATGCCAGGATGCCGGCTACTCGCTGATTACGGAATTGCAATACCTGGCAATCGCATATCAGATCGTTAACCAGGATGAAAACTGGACGGGCGGCAATGTTGGTGAAGGCGAAGTCTATCGCGGCATTCATAAAGGCAGCGTATCAGAACCGCAAGATGGCCATTATGAAAGCGAAGAGCCAACAGAGCGCCGCTGGCATGTGCTGGCAAACGGTGAGCGTGTTTATGACTTCAGCGGCAATATTTATAGCTGGGTATTTGATGACGTACAAGGCGATGAAAATGGCGTGATTGCCAATAAGTTTGCCAAAGACTCCCCTACCGTCACCACAGCGCCATACGAAAGCCGTGAACACGGCATAGGTGATACCAGCATCGGCGGCGGTGATTGGTCTGGCGATGCGCTCGTCCGGGGCGGCTGCTGGCTCTCGGGCGGCTATGCCGGCGTGTTCGATCTCGGCCGCGGCTGGCCCGGCGACGACCTCTACTACGTCGGCGTCCGCTGCACCAAGAGTCTCTAGTCACTTGTCACTCATCCAGTCCGCTGTGCAACGGCGGGCTGGTTTAACCAAAGGAACGAATATGTGCGACTCAAATACAGTTGAATATGATTGCTGGTCAGAAAATGGTGAAAATTATTTCAAAGATTTTTGTACCGTAATAGATCAACTTGAAGTTGGCGACACCCTTTACGAGGGGGTAAGCATTACACCAAAAGTAATCAACTGGATTGATGCTGACAGAGTAATAGAAGATATTCAGTGCAGCGCATGCGATGAATGTGGAGAATATGCGGAAGATTTTCTAAATGCCATATCTAACGAAGCTAAGACTGAATTAAAGAACATCATTACTGCATGGGTTGAAAAGTACGACAGGCCAACATTCTACCTAGTAGAACAAGTGAGCGAAAGATTGGTAAATGAAGATGACAAAGCCTAACATGCCAAAAATATCAGGCATCGAAGTCACCTTCACCGCCACTGATCCACACGTTGAGATCAGCGAAAAACTGCAAGCCCAATACCCGCATCACATGATATTGGTGCAATCAGGAACCTGGCTGCATGCTTTCAACAAATCCGCCTACGCACTACACACGTTAAAGCAATACAAAATCAGGCTTGCCGGCCCAGCTAACAAGCCTCACTTGTTGGTTGGTTTTCCAGTCGCCAATTACAAGCAACGCTTATGGCCAATCATGGATGAACACAATATTTCCTATGTTGTGGTCAATCAAACCGACATCGATGTATGCGAAGCGTCAGCGCCAAGCTACGCATTGGATGCAATCTCGGATGACATCGTGAACCAGGTGATTGCGGATCTGATCACCAGCAAGCAGCTGAAAACATCCACCACGGCAAAAGCACTGGCCAATCCGAACACGCAGGATTTCATCTTTAAAACCAAAGCCGGCGATCTGGATTCAATGCTGCTGCAGGACATCATCAAACTGCCGCGTGACATCCGTGTTACATGGGGAGAAAACGTACGCCAGACCATGCAGCGCATCATGCGCAACACCTATCTGTACGGCAATGAAGATAACAAACCGCAGCTGCTGAAACAGCTATCCGCTGACGTGGATATGATCCGCCACTATATATGCCAGGCACAAGCACTAAACCTATTCAAGATTGCATTCGATCATCGAGTGGGTTTAGTGGTCGAGCTTGGTCGCATCCTGGGCGGCTTGCAACGCGCACAAAGGACAACATCATGATCGATACAGGGTGCGCTCTGGAAAGTCTGGCAATGCGCTCATCCGGGGCGGCTACTGGAACTCGGACGACAATGCCGGCGTGTTCAATCTCAACAACGACTGGCCCGACAACGACAACAACAACGTCGGCTTCCGCTGACCCAACATTACAACACCTAGACGCTGGCCATGCCGCCACGGAAGGATCAATCTTGGTCGAGAGCATCCCGCAGAAACCTGCAAAAGCAAGGCAACAAGCCAAACCGAAAACCGCAGCAGCGCCTACGGGTGCTGTTGTGGAAAGCGGGAAATTAAAACGTCCTCTAGTTAGATACCACGGAGGTAAATGGAAGCTTGCTCCTTGGTTAATTTCATTTTTTCCTAAACATAGAATTTATGTTGAGCCTTATGGCGGTGGAGCATCTGTGTTGCTACGTAAAGATAGAAGCTACGGAGAAATATATAACGATCTTGATAGCGAAATTGTAAACCTATTCAGAGTTGCCAGAGAGGATGGGGAGGCGCTGATCCGGGCATGTGAGTTAACTCCGTTTTCGCGTGATGAATTTAATGTTTCTTATCAATCAAGTGGAATTCCATTAGAACAAGCACGAAGAACTTTAGTGCGATCTTTTATGGGCTTTGGTAGCGCGTCAGTTTCAAAACAAAAAAGTGGATTTAGGGCTAATTCTAATAGATCAGGTACTACGCCAGCTCATGATTGGGCTAATTACCCAGATGGATTGAAGTTTGTTATTGAAAGACTGCAGGGAGTTGTTATTGAAAACCGCGATGCTATTGATTGTATGAATCACCACGATAGCGAAGAAACACTCATGTATGTAGATCCCCCATATGTGCTTAGCACCAGGTACATGGATAACAAAACTCATTGCTACAAGCATGAGTTAAAAGATGACGATCACTCTCGGCTGGCTGAGTATCTTCAATCAGTTAAAGGCATGGTTATTTTGTCAGGATACCCATGTGAGTTGTATGACGATATTTTGTACAAAGGGTGGACGCGAATTGAACGCAAGGCGTTTGCTGATGGAGCAAAAGAGCGTATCGAAGTTATTTGGATGAATAAGGCTTGTGCAGACGCGTTAGCCGAGCAAGAAATACAACAAAGAATGTTTGTATGACAGACTTCCACGACTTAACCAGTATGCAAAACCTTTACGGCTGCTGGCTTAAAGCCAAACGCAACAAAGGCAGCAGCCTGCGCATGCAGCGCTTTGAAGCAGACGCGCTCAGCTACCTGACAACCATTCAGCAACGCCTCCGCGCACGCACTTACACCTTTGGCGAATATAAAACATTCACCGTTCGTGAAAAGAAATTTCGTGATGTGGTCGATGCACCAATGAAAGACCGCATTGTTCATTGGATGCTGTACCAGTACATGCTACCAATCTGGCAGCCCAGATTCATTCATGACACATTCGGCAATCTACCAGAGCGCGGTAGTCATGCAGCCATAGACCGCGTTGCACAATTCGCCAGGCGCGAAAACACCTCATGGGTGCTGCAGCTGGACATCAGCAAGTATTTCTACTCGGTACCGCACGCACAGCTTAAAGAACGTGCATTGCGCCATATTGATGACCATGATGTGCGCCAGCTGCTGATCGACCTGATTGACTCATATCGAACCGGCGAAAATTATGATCACCTGTTTGCAGCCGATAGCCTGTATCGCACAAACCCGAACAAAGGCATGCCGATTGGCAACCTGAGCAGCCAGCTATTTGCCAACATCTACCTGAACGACTTTGACCACTGGCTGAAAGAAACGCTGCAAGTGAAGCATTACGTGCGCTATGTGGATGACATGGCAATCCTTGGTCACAGCAAAGAGTACCTGCAGCAGGTCTGCCAGACCATCATTGAGCGACTGGCCACTGAAGGCATCACCATTCACCCAAAGAAAATACGACTGGCACCCACGATCAGAGGAATACCGTTTTTAGGCTATGTGACATGGCCGCACCACGTATCAGCCGGCGCATACCTGCGCAGGAGATATCACCACACATTAAGGCAGCATGAATCCGGCATTTACGACCGCAGCCAG